TCGTAATGGTGAGAACGCTCGTAAACGCCAAAATCGAGAAAATATCGTGAATGAACTTCATCTTTCTGAAGCTCGATTGAAACAATTAAAAGAGCAACTTGCTCAAGAAGAATCGACTCATGAGAAGCTTATGGGCGACTACATCGCAGCAAACAAGTCCATTGAAGATTTGGTGGATGAATCAACTGAAGAGATTGAAAACTCAATCGCAAATATTGAGGAAATCAATCGAAAGGTTCGAGCAAACCTCGACAAAGAGAAAGCCGAAGAGGAGGCTAAACAATACGGATCTCAATACGATAAATTGACAAAACAAATTCAAGATGTTCGAGACGAACGCACAAGCTTACTCGATAGTGCGGACTTACCATTGCCGGGTCTATCTGTTGAAGATGGAGAACTCGTCTTCGAAGGGCAAAAATGGGACAACATGAGTGGCTCTCAACAATTGAGAGTATCGACCGCAATTGTTCGCAAATTAAAACCAGAATGTGGATTCGTACTCTTGGACAAGCTCGAACAAATGGACATTCCAACATTGACCGAATTCGGCAAGTGGTTAGAATCAGAAGGACTCCAAGCCATTGCGACTCGAGTGTCTAGTGGAGAGGAATGCCAAATCATCATCGAAGATGGATATGTAGTGTCTGATACAGTCACACCATTCCAAGATACAGAACCAACGAATAAATGGTCGTTTTAAGAAAGGAGTAAACAATGAATATTACAAGAGGTAAACAAGCACGAGCTCAACGTGTCGTGATTTACGGTACTGAGGGCATCGGGAAGTCAACATTCGCATCACAATTCCCGAATCCATTGTTCATCGACACAGAAGGCTCAACATCGAACATGGATGTAGCACGTATGGATAAGCCTACATCATGGACAATGCTTATGAATCAAATTGCATTCGTCAAAGCGAACCCAACAGTTTGTAACACATTAGTCATCGATACAATCGATTGGGCTGAAACATTAGCAATCGAGAGTGTATGTGCTCAACACGGAAAGAAAGGCATCGAAGACTTCGGATATGGCAATGGATACACGTATGTCAGAGAAGAATTTGGAAGATTCTTAAACAAGCTTCAAGAATTAGTAGACATTGGTATCAACGTGGTATTGACAGCCCACTCTCAACTTCGCAAGTTTGAACAGCCTGATGAAGATGGCGCTTATGATCGCTACGAATTAAAACTTGGTAAGAAGACGAGCTCGCAAACTGCCCCAGTTGTAAAAGAATGGTGCGACTTACTTTTATTCTGTAATTACAAAACTGTGGTAATGACATCAGAAACTAAGAAGAAAAAAGCACAGGGTGGTAAACGTGTCATGTACACTACACACCATCCAGCGTGGGATGCTAAGAATCGACACGGACTCCCAGATGAGCTGCCAATGGAATATGCTGCAATTGCTCATATTTTTGAATCAAGTAAACCTAAGGCTGTTGAGACGGTAGCTCCTCAAAACGTGGGCGTTGGAAAAGTAGTAAGCGAACCACAAGTTGACGAGCAAGTTCCCTCAGTTGATGAAGTTATCCCAACAGGAACGAGTGGAGCAGAAACTCAAGGAGATCCGTTCCCTATTAAAGAACCAATCAATATACCAGACTCTATTCCAAACAGTCTTAAAGATTTAATGCTTCAAAATTCAGTAACTACTGAAGAACTACAAGCGATGGCATTTAGTCGCAAACACTTCCCAAAAGATACGCCGATTGAAAACTTCCCATCAGATTATTGGGACTTCATCGTTGCTCATTGGGACGAATCAATGCAAGTAATCACTCAAAATAGAAATTTATTTAAATAAGAAAGAGGTAAACAATTATGACAGAATACAACAACAACTTTGAACGTGAATTTGGATGGGATGATGTTATCCAACAAGACCAAGAATTCGTACTTCTACCAGAAGGACTATACGAGTTTACAGTAACAGGATTTGAACGAGCACGACACACTCCAAGTGGAAACGGAAAGCTTCCAGCGTGCAACAAAGCAATCGTATCGGTTGAAGTGGTAGCTCCTCAAGGGAAAGTAACAATGAAACACAATCTATTCTTACACAGCTCAACTGAAGGTATGTTATCAGCGTTCTTCGGAGCAATCGGACAAAAGAAAAAAGGTAGTCCACTTCAAATGAATTGGAACACAATCACGGGAGCTCGTGGAGTGTGCAAAGTAGGTATTAGAACTTACAACGGGAACCAATACAACGAAATTAAATCAATGTATTATCCAGAAGATGTTAATCCAGATCATGTGTTGAATCGTACTCAACAACCAGTACAACAATTCCAACCAACTCAACAATCACAACAACCAACTCAACAATGGACAGGTGGAGCGTTCTAAAGGAGGGACATTGAATGGAATTACGAAAGTATCAAGATGAGGCTCGTGAGTCCATTCAAAAAGAATGGGCAGAAGGTCGAAAAAAGACTCTTCTCGTTCTTCCAACAGGATGCGGAAAGACGATTGTATTTTCAAAAGTAATTGAGGACAGAGTGAGAATGGGCGAGAGAGTTCTCGTCCTCGCTCACCGTTCTGAGCTGCTAGACCAAGCGAGTGACAAGCTTCTCCAAGCGACAGGACTTCAAACATCGCTCGAGAAAGCAAGTTCCACAAGTCTTGGTTCATGGAATCGTGTGGTTGTAGGGTCCGTTCAAACCTTGCAGCAACCAAAGCGACTCGCAAACTTCGAGAAAGATCACTTCAATACAATTGTGGTGGATGAAGCTCATCATTGCATCTCAGATGGCTATCAACGTGTGCTCTCACACTTCGATAGTGCGAATGTGCTCGGTGTGACAGCTACTCCAGACAGAGGAGATATGCGTAATCTAGGGACATACTTCGACTCGCTAGCCTACGAATACACTCTGCCTAAAGCCATCAAGGAAGGCTATTTGAGCCCAATCAAAGCACTCACGATTCCGTTGAATCTCGACCTTTCAAGCGTATCGATGTCACAAGGTGACTTCAAAGCGAGTGATGTTGGGAATGCGTTGGATCCATACTTGGAACAAATTGCCGATGAAATGTTACAACATTGTAAAGACAAGAAGACGGTCGTATTTCTTCCGTTAGTGAATACATCCAAGAAGTTCAGAGACATCTTGAACTCGAAGGGATTCAAAGCTGCGGAAGTAAATGGAGAATCTAAAGACAGAGCTGAAATCTTAGAAGATTTTGAAAATGATAAATACAACGTACTATGCAATTCAATGCTTCTTACTGAAGGGTGGGATTGTCCATCGGTGGATTGCGTGGTCGTGTTAAGACCGACAAAGGTTCGCTCGCTTTATTCTCAAATGGTAGGGCGTGGAACTCGATTGTTCCCAGGAAAGACACATCTCTTGCTCCTCCACTTCTTCTGGCACACAGAAAAGCA